ATATAGAGCGTCGACATGGGGGATGCCGTCGCGTCGGCCGATGGGTAGCGGCCCTCGCAGTAGGCGTCCCACTCGCCAGCGACGGTCACGCGCAATTGCTCATAGTCGACTTGCGGCTCCGTGTCAGATACGGCGTCCGTTTCAGGGTCGAAGTGATTCAGCGCCAGCGTGTGCGGCAGGCCCTGCGGAGCGGAGAACTGGACGCCCGCCTCGGCGCTCAGGCACTGCATTCGAAAGCTCTTGAGCGTTTCTCCGCTGGCGTCTTCGCCCAGATCGTGCGTAAAGCGATAGCTCGGCGTTTCGTCCTCGCTCACGTCGATGAACGCGAACGGTTGCAACCATTCCGGCGCGGTCGAATCGGGGTCTTCGCCAGTGACGTTCGTGGCGTCGGTGTAATCGTAGCCGACTTTGATCGGCATGGTCCGCATTAGACGGAGTCCCGGCATCGACAGCTTTTCGGCGCCGACGATTGAAACGCTGCCCTGCGGCAACTGCGGACAGCACCACTGATCGGCGGCGGGCGGGGCGCTGCCGTCGCCGCTGGTGCCGTCCCAATCTTTCGGGATGCGAAACGCCTGATAGACGCGCTCGAATCTGTTGGCCTTGCGGAATTCGTCGTTCAGCTTTTCGTCGGTGTCGTCGGTCGGGCTGCCAGCCTTGTACGCAGTTTCCAGTTCAGTTTTCCACGCCGGCTCAAGGTTCTCGGCCGGCACGCCCACGGTGAACACGGCGCGACGGCGGGCGCCGCGGCAAATAACATGGTCGTATTTGCGCGATAGGTCGCGGCTGATGCGCGGGCGTTCGTTGGGGTCGTTCAGGTCTGGCAGGGCGACGTCGATCAGGGCGGCCGGCAGCGTGGCGCCGCCTGGCAACGATAGCGGCGCGGGGGCCATGCTGCTGACGTTGATGACGGCAGTGAACTCAGTGACGAACCGGTTGAAGGCGTAACTGATCCACCAGACCAAGCCGCGGGAGTGGCTGATTAAGTCGTTGAGGATTTGCCAGACGGAGCGGCCTTCGGTCGGGACGCTTGGCTCGTAAATGTTGAGAAACGGCGTGGCGGCGTTGGCGAGTGCGAACGGACAGGGCGCCGCTGAGCCGCCGTCGTCTTTCGGGCCGTGGCGATAGAGCATGTAATCGACGGCGAACCTCGCATTCCACAGATATGCATCGCTGGGGTCTTCCGCAAACCCATCGCCGTCCACGTGCATGTTCGCGCGGTCTTCGTAGGTGACGCCGCGACCCTCGCCGAACCCCATATTGAAGCCGATGGCGCGGTTGATCTCATACGCCGCCATTTCGGCGTCGCTGTAAACCCACGACGTATGCACCGTTTCGCGCGACAAGAACCATTCCAGCCCGACCGCCTCGAGCACCTGATCCCCGCCAGAGATTCGCTGCTGGCCCGCGTCCGTTTCTTCCGGCCAGCGGTCCATTTCCTCGCGCACGACGTAGCCGAACCAGTCTTCGTAGCCGGTCCCAGCCAGGCTCGGAATGTAAATCCAAACGTACTTGCCGGCGATGTTCAGCCGGTCGACGTAGGCCATTGCTTCGCCCGGCAGTGCGATACTGCCGAACTGCCAGTGCAGCGTGGCCTGGCTGATCGTCGGCGCCAGCCCGCGCGTGAGCGAGCTGCACTCCAACCGTTCGTATCGCGTCCACGAGTCGTGGTACGGCGGGTGAAGTTCGTCGGCGACGTAGACGCGGTGCTCGACCCAAAAATCGGCGGCCATTACGGTGTCGGGGCCTCCGTGCTAATCACCGTCCACTGGCAGATTTGTAGGACGGTCGGCGTCGCGACGATCGAGCCGACGACGTTCTCCACGGCGCGGGCCTCGACTTCGGCCACCTGCGCTACGCGGAAATAGCCGTAGGTGTGCGAGTGTTGGATGATCTCATAGGGGTGGCCGTCGATTAGCCCGATATAGGCGTTGATGGCGTCCCTGGCAGCCGCCCAATCGGCGACGTAATGGACAGTCTGAATCTGGCTCGGCACGGCCCGGACGCCAGTACGGCGAAACGCCTCGCCCGCGAGGCCCGCGCGGACGGTGATTTCCATCTGCTGCGCCTTGGGTTGCAGGCGCCCGCGGATATCCTCGAAGGAGTAGATGCCGATGGTGTTGAGGTGGTAGGGCATGGGTGGTTATTCGGCGCGGGTCGTTACCTTCGCTTTGGTCTTAGTGTTCAGTCCCTGCAATTCCTGAACGGCGTTCTGCAATTCCTTGACGATGGCGTCCTTCTCGGCCGACCGTTCGTAGAACCCAAGCGATAGAATCTCGTTCTCTCTTTCGCGCGTATAAAACTCGCTTAGCTCACCCTGGATGTAGTCCTCGACTTCCGATCGTTCGAGCGTAAGGCCAGTGCGGCTAAACATGCGAGTGCGAGCTTTTGTCTGGCTGCCAAACAACTGCCCAACTCGACTGCGCAGTTTCGTGCGCTCTTCGTCGCTAATGACCGCTTCAGAACCAAGACTCAGGGCCTCGTCGGTGGAGGATAGAATGTCCTCGGTTTGCTTCGTCTGTTGCAGATCGCCGCTTGTGACGTATCCGCGACGCTCGGCGGCGGCCTTCAATCGCTCGTCGCGTTGGTCGTTGGCCCGGAACGCACTGGCATAGAGCTGCTTGGTGGAATCATCCTGAATGGTTTTCCGCATGGCCCCCGTCATGGCGGCCTCGAAAGTGGCGCTCGCCAGAAAGTCGGCGCCCATTTCTGCGCTGCCTTGGAGCAATGCCATCCGCTCGTCGGGAGTGTCGACTTGCTCAGCGCTCAATCCGTACTTGCGCATCTTCCGCTTGTCGAAAAAGTCCTCCGACTTCGTAATGAACTGAATGGCGGCAGTCCGCGAGCGGTCGCCTTCCGGGTCGGCGCCGGCAACTGACAATGCCGAGAGCATGGCAGCAGCAGCAGCCTCGCTGCCCCCTTGGGCCGTGAACGCCGCCGCCGTCTTTGATGCAGCAGCGGCAACCTTCTCGCCCTTGATGCGTGACGTGGCTTGAGTGATCGCCAGGAAGCCGGCAGCCTCCTCGACGTCCTTGATGTTCGTCGCCTGCACGATGTCGCCAACGCCGGCCGCGAACTGAACTACTCGCTCAATATTGCGCGTCTGGCGAGTACCTTCCTCGACGGTCGCAATGGCCAGCGTGGCGTCACCGCCGGCGCCGTACGACTGCTCTACCGCGTTATAGATTCCGGCGACGGGGAGGTTTCTCTCCTTGGCAATGCGGTTGGCCTGCGCAATCATCCAATCGCGTTGTGGATCGGTAGCGATTGTCTCTCGCAATGCAGCCTCGGAATCGGCAGCGCCTAACTGAGCCCGGCTGGTTCGCTGTCCCAGTTCGATCAACGCCTGCATCTCACCGCGAATGAGCGATACAGCCGTCCCAATGCTGACCATGCCAAGCGCGTAATTCTTGATCGTCGCGATGGCCTGTGCGCCGAATGCCCGGTCGCCGGAATTGCCGACGCCGTGCAGTTCTCGGTTATATTTTTCAGCCGCCCGCTGAGCGTAGTCCATGTTGAGCCGCCCAGATTGAACATGCTGGGCAAGCTCTTTCATCTTGTTGCTGTATTTTTCGAGCGGGTTTACAGCTTCAGCGATGCGCTTCGCTTGATTCTCCAAGCGACTGGCGGACTTAACGGCTCGCTCGGCGCTGAGCTGATTGTTGTCGAGGGCCTTGGTCAGGTACTCGACAACTTTGACGGCGCCTTGGCCCGACCCTTCGAGAACAAACTTAGCGCCCATGTTCAGAGTCCTATATTGAGCGCCATCAAGTCGGCCCAACTGGGCTGATAACTAGGCGGAGCTAGGCCGCTTCGCCAGCGGACGTATTGGAGCCATCCGCGAGTTGCCGGGATTCGTTTTTTTTTGAACTGTTAATGGCGTCAACCAACCATCGCATGCGGCAACTAGCGACGATGATCAAGCTCAATGCTATTTCCTCTTGCAGCGTCCCGAGCACAATCAATTCCGGCATATCGACGGCGTAGTTTCGCTTCATAAGTGCAAATGCCGCCCGCTGGATATCTTCGGCCGTCGCCCTGGTGTCAGCGTCCTCGAAGCACATGCCCAGCGCGACCGGATGCACCGCGTCCCAGAGTTCCGCGTTCTCCCCTACCGGCTTGCCGGCAATCAGGTTCCCGTCGTCGTCATAGTCCAGCGGCGCGGGCAGTAGGCACTCTCCTTGTCGGTCGTCGTCAAGTTCAGTGAGTCGCGGAATTGACCATTCCTGGTCGTCGCCAAGCGTGAGCGGGACCCCCGTCAGCATTCGCTTGCGCTGTAAGTCCACCGGCCCCGGCTTCGCATCGTTCCAGTACCCAAGCCACAGCTCTGGTCGCCCCTCGACGCGCGGCAGCTTCCGCCACGTCTGTTGATCCGGGTAGTAGCCAAGCGTCTTGTCTGCATGCCGCTTGGCGTCGGCGAACACCAGTCCCGATTTGCCGCCTGGACCGCCGTTGGAAGTCGGCCGCGTTTCCAGCCCGCCGCCGTCGAGCATGTACCCCAGGCCGAGCGCGACCACGCCGGCGCGATTAAGCGGGCGCGTGTCGCCGGAGCGGAAGTAGAGAAAGCCAGCCAAGGTTACACCGTGGGGTCAATGAGCAGCTTGATCTTGAGGTTCGCCGTCTCCCCCGAGGCGTTGGTGACGTAGAGCGCGGTAATGTCGTCGCCGATGCAAAACAGCGCATCGTACTTGGACGTGTACCAGACGTAGGGAATGCCGGCGACCAGCGTGAGCGTGTCGTCGGGCGAGCTGCCGTCGTTCGTCTCCAAGAGCAACGCTTGGTCCGATTCGATGTAGACGCCCCGGATCTGGGACACGTCGACCGATAGCGCAACCAGCAAGTCAGTCGACGAATCGGGGATCGCTTCCTCGATCGAGATAAGCTGGCCCGCGGTGACGGAGTTGTTGGCCGTCGTCGTCTCGTTGCCGATCGTCACGCGCTCGGTGAACTGGAAAGTGTGGCTCATGGCAATCAGCCCTCGGTTACGGTGGTGGTTTGTTTCTCGGCGGCCCGCTTATCGAACGCCCGCTTGTTCGCGTGCCGCACCAGCAGCAGCCGGCACTTCTCCTGCGCCCCGTCGACCAGCACGCCGTCGACGTCGCACAGCGCCGCCAGGCGGTCCAGTTCGGCGTCGTCCATGTCGGCCATCGAAATGATCGCTCGACCGCAGCACGTCAGCACGCGGCGGCACTTCTCTTCGACGGTCGCGTATGTCTTGGGCTTTAGGCTCATGGGGGCGTCGTGTCGTACTGGGCGGCCAGGTCGAACACCAACGGAGCGTTGGAACCGTCATAGGAGGCGGCCAGCCGCAGCGACGTTGTCGCTCGCTGGCCGGCGGATGCGCTGACTAGGTTTTCGGGAGCAACCAGGCCGTTGACGGTGATCGTAATATGCTCGCTGTCACCAAAGTCAACGAACGAGCCGGCCGACTGGCGAGCGATGAGCTGAATCACCGTGTTCAGGTGCGTCGCACCGCTGGCGCCGGCGGCAATCAGGGCGTTGGTGACTTTCGACAGGTCGCGCCCGCGGAACGTCACGACAGGCCGCACCGTCAGCACGCCGATCGCGTCGGTCCAGATCGAACCGAGCGACGGGGTTTTCTCTGTCTTGGTGATCCCGAACTCGATCGACACGTCCTCGATCTCAGGGAACGTGCTGCCGGCGATGGCTGGCAGGCCAAGCGTGAACCGCTCGGCCACGATCGGCGACGGCAGGGCCACGCCGTCCGTCCGCGCCACCGGGGCGTTAGAGCCGTCGGTGATCGCGTCCAGCATGGCCGTAATGGTCGCATCCTGGCCGCGCGTCGCACTGAGCGTGCCGAGTGTCAGTAGACCGGCGCTAACGCGGTCGCGAATATGGGGCGTGCCTCCCAGGGCGTTCTGGCAATCTGACGTGCGGCGAGTGATGACGTCAACGGCGGTGACGTCGAACGCCGAACCGACGCACTGACCGCCCAACCCGATCAGGCTGAGAATCTGCGCGATGTTCTTGGTAGTGATCGTCGCTACCGGGTCGACGCGGGTCAGCGCCTGGAATTCCTCGTACAGCGAGCCGGAGTCGTTACCCGACACTTCCACGTTCAGCGGAAAGTCGACGCTCGTACCGCCGATATGCGTCGTGCCGCCGCCGGTGACGAACGAAAAGCAGCCGAGCGTGTATTGCTTGCCCATGATTTACCTCGTTAGGCGGCGATGCGCCGGGTGCGTTTAGGACTGGCGACTCCCTTGGCGACTAACTGCCGCTCCCACTCGGCGGCGAAGACCTTCTCCAGCGTCTTTTCTTCCTGCGGCGTGAAGCGGGTCACTTCGTCGCGCATGTCAATGCGTTTCCCGGCGCCGAAGTTGAACGCCGGGGCGTCGATGATGACGTCGGCCCGGTAGCTCTGGTAGTTCGGCGCCTTGGCGCGGATGTTCGGGGCTCGCAGAGCTGCCTCGCGTGAGCGGCCGGTGTAAACAAGCGGCTTAACCTCGCCGATGGCCGGCTCGGTATGCTCGCCGAACGGCCACGATCGGCGCTCGCGCTTGTATTTGTTAGTCCGGCTGTCGCGGCCGGCGAAGCGATAGCGGAGATAGGCGACGTTGGTGAAGTGCAGCGGAAGGTACTTAGTCCACCAGTAGAGTCCGGCCGCATGAATGGCCGCCCGCCCGACTTCCTGAAAGCCGCGTTTGCCGATGGCCGCGATGCCGCTGCGGGTGATGGTGATCTTCATCATTCTTCTATCGGGTCGCCCCACTTCACCTGGAGCAACGTCCAGCAGTATTTGCCTTGCGCTCGGACGACTTGGTAGCTATTCCGCCACGGTCCCTGGGGTTCACTGATCGACAGGATGCGAGGGCAGGTCAGCGTCTCGATGGCTAGCTGCAAGTCGCGGACTAGCCGCGACGTTCGGTCCCAAAAGTTCAGGTAAGCGTCGTTCTCTTGTTCGGATTCTCGCGTGTGCCGGCGAATCAAAACTTGCAGGTCGCCTTGCTCATTCGGTCGGTCGAATCCGCCGGGAGTGACAACATGCGTCCCTTCAACTCGAAAAATTCGGGCGGTTATCAGTTCGTTCGCTAGTTCATCGACGTTGAACTCCACTCCGTCCGCCGGCTCGTCCGCTCCGCCGATCGTGATCTTCTCCAGGCACGCGTTAAAGTTCGTCGTCTCGGCCAACGCCTGCCACTGGTCCGCGGCGGCCATCAGTTCCGACAGGTGAACCGCAACCGCCAGCTCCTCGCTCACCGGATTGTCGCGGTCAAACAGTGGCACGCTGCTCGCCCTTTCGCACTAGCGGAATCCGCACGAGGCCCAGCGTCACGAACACTTCACCCCAGACCGTCGTCGACTCCTCCAGCGTCCAGCCCGCGTCGGGATCTCCGCTCGGGTCTTCAACCCAGGCATTGAACTCGAAGCCGTCGATTCCTCGCGCATCCAACTCACTCCGCATCACGCGGCAGGTCCGCGCCTCGCGGCGCATGATTCCGCCGCTTTCAATATCCGGTAGGTCCTCGAAACGAACGTCCGACCAAATCGCCCCGCTCAATTCGATCGCCGGCGAGCCGGGCTGAGCGTACGGCGGGTGATACTTGGCTGACTGCAGCACGCCGTTGCCGTCGCGATCGCCGAACTGTTGCATCAACGACGGGGCGGCGAACGTGCGCGCTAATTGATCGAATTCGTTCACTGTCGCTTATTGATGTCGCAGTCGGCTCGCGTGGCGCCAGACGCCTTGTCGCCGACGGCCAGGCCAGCCTTCACATTGGATCCAGCTGTGTCGGTGAGTTCTCGCTCCGATGCGTCCCAATACAGAACGTCTCCGTCGCTCCACTCGTCGGCGCTCTTGGCGTCCATTTCGAAGACGTCGCACGTCTGCAGCGTGTAATCGTCTCCGATCTCAATCGGCTTGCCGCCTGACACAATGCCGATCCGCTCGCCAATGACTTCGACGTCGCCAGGATCCATCGCAGCGGCGGCGCTGTACCGCTTGATGATGCCGCCGGCGTGTTTCAGGGTTGCTTCCACTGGTCACTCCTTGGGAATAATCGCCTCGATCGCTTCTTGGATGGCCCGCTCGCTCGCGGCGCCGATGCCCTTGAGGCTCACCAACGAGCCGCCGTTTTCAGCCCCGTAGGCGATGACCTCGCGAACCGTTTGCAGGTTGGCCGCCAGCAACGCTTCCTCGACGTGAACCGAGAGCCCGAGGCTGGCGACGGGCGCGTCACGCCAATCCGCTTCGGGCGCCGACGGGACAACGGCAGGCTCGACTTCAATCTCCGGCCCGACAGTCGGCGTCGGGGGAGGGGTCGGCGAGACCTTCTGCAGCCTGACCAGCGGGCCGAGAACGCCAGACGGCAATTCCGACACGTCGTCGCCTCGTGCGTACGTCCTTTTGACGCCCCCGCGGGTGACGGTGAGGCAATCGACGCATAAGCAATACTTCTCGGCCATCGATCGGTCTCTATGTTTCGATCAAGCTCCTTCGCCGCTACGCGCCCAGCAGACCGCTTACGCAGCGGCCCGCGACCGCACCGTCATGCGACGGACGCGAACTTCCGCCGACGTGTCGTCGGAAGTCTTCTCCATGTGGGCGATCGCGACGACCGTCGACGTGTAGGCCGCCAGGACGTGGGCGCCGTCGTCGTTGACCCGCACGCCGTTGATGTAGAACTTCACGTCGTCCTTGTCGCGCGCGTCGACCTGCAGGAACGTCCAGGCATCGTCAACCAGATCGACGCCAGTATCATCCGGGGCAACGTCCGTGACGTTGTCGTCACTCTGCGTCGTCGCCGACAAATCGTTGCCGTCCAGGTGGATCGTCGCAAGCGCCGTCACCGCTCCCAGGTCGGTGCCGTGCGAGGCGCTGGCCAACCCAAAGTCGATGTCGAGAGCGGCGTTATTGCCGATGTCGAAGACGGCGGCTTCGACCTCGTAAATCAAGCCGTCGTCAACGTCGAAAGTCCGATCAGAAAGCAGTGCAGCTTGGGCGACTTCCGCCACAGCATCGAACGCGAGCGATACACCGCCGCCAAGCAGCGCCGTTGCGCCAAGGCCGTTCGTCGCCTCAGTCGTCCACTGCCCGCCGTTCTCGGCGAGATTGATGTTGTAGTTCGGCCGGGCATTCATATCGACCTTGACCGTCGTCGCCGACGCAGCAGCGTCCGCCACGGCGATGCCGACGAAGTAATCGCCGGCCAGGCGATACGTCGCTCGACTCGTCGAGATCTTCGCCCACACCTCCTGACCGGCCAGAATGGCGACGCTGGCGGTTTTTAGAACTTCACGCACGCCACCGCAGGAAAGCGTCACGTACTCACCGGCCTCGGCCGCCTTGAGGCCGGTGTAAACTCCGGCGCGACTGTCGGGGAGTTGCACGAGCTGCCCGTTCACGAGCGCTGCGGACGTGACGGCCTTCACTTCGCCCGGCCCATGATGGGTAACGGCTTCGATGGACATGATTAAAATCCTCGGAATGTTCGCAGGTGGTTTAGTAGTGATCGAAAGTCCCGGCGGCCCGCGTCAGCAGACCGCCGGGTGTGGCGGTTGATTGCGTTGACTACGCTTCGGAGCGGTACAAGCCCTCCCAGCTCAACGCCTTGGCGCCGATGTCCATCTTGATGTCCCAGCCGATGCCCCAGCGGCCTTGCGTGAGCACGAACGGCCGGATCTGCGGCACGCGACCGGATCCGCGAAGGTACGCGACCTCGATCGTGTGCGCGGCGGCCATCGCAGCCAGGAACCAATGATCGGCGGCGCCGGCGTGAACCGTCGCCCCGGTCGGGTCGGTCGGGTCGGTGACGCCGTTTTCGAGCCGCGCCTCAATCACCGGAACGAGCCCCTTGTTGAAGTTTGGGTTGTTCTCGGGCAGCGTTCCCGACGCACCGGTGATTAACAGGCGCGAATTGAGCATGGTGTCGCCGGTGTCTTCCAGCGTCGGCGGAAGCAGCAGGAACTTCGGCATGATGTTCAGGTTGCGACCGTTCTCGGCCTGCAACCGCATGGCGGTGCGAGCCGAGCCGAGCCACGACGCCAAGGCGCCGGACGACGCCTTGTAGTTGCCATGGTTCGTCGCGTCGAACAACGGATTGCCGTCGCGCATCGTCGGATTGCCGATCAGAATCGAGTAAACCAGATCGGGGCGGAGTTGACGGGCCGCGACGCCCAAGTCGGCAGGAGCGTGCTGATTGATGGCTCCGAAGGTGTCGTCGACAATGTCCTGATCGTCGACAACGAACTGCTTGGCGTAGCGAGCGATCTTGAACGACTCGACCAGATCTTCGTAGCTGGCGTGGTTCGCTTCCGAGCCGCGCGGCAGCTTGTCGAGCGTGCCGCCGTTTTTCATGCGCGCGCGCTCGTTGCTCTTGAAGTCGGCCACGTCCGATTCGCGGATCCAGCCGCCGGTCGTGGTGTCCGGCGCCGTCTCGAACGCCCCCAGGAGTTGGGAGTTCATATTCGTCGTGAAGATGCTGCTCAAGGCCGACGTACTGAAGGCGCGAGCGGCCAAGCCTTCGCAGTAGGCCCGCATCAGGCCGTTGCGACCGCTGGGGAGCGTCACGCGGTCGAGCGTGGCGGCCATCCGCATCATGTCCTCGATCGACGCAGCACGGTGCTGCCACGCCAAATCGGCGTGACGTGCGGCGTCGGCGGCCGCGATCCGAGCTCGCGACGGAACGCCGTTGGCGTCGCCGCGGACCCAACCCTGAGTCGGGTCAATGCCGCTGCGGTGCAGCATCGCTGCTTCGAGCGTCTCGACGGTGTAGCCGCTCACGCTGTTGCGCGAGTGGATCGCCGGACCGCTCGGCATGTCCTGTTGGACGTTCGCCCGGGTACGAGTGCGGTGATCTTCGAAGATCCGCTCGCGGGCGACGTCGGCCGTGATCGCGGCGTCGTCGATGAGGCCGCGAACGAAGTCGTCCGAGCATCCGGCGATGGCCGCGTACTGCTCGATGGCGCTACGGCGCTGGCGTTCGGCGTTGGCGCCTTCGACGCGAGCCCGCTCCAGGTCGCCGTTGACCGACGCCCCGTCGCTGCCGGCCTGCTGCCGCTGCTGCGGGGGCTCTTCGGCTGCAAGCAAGTTGTTCGGACTCTCCGGATCGTAACCAAGCGCTCGGATCATCAGGTCGCAGTTCGTGCGAGCCGCTTGGTCGGCCTCGTTGTAGTTCAGTGCGTTGGCGATCGACGCCTGCACGCCGCGAAGACCGCGGAAAAACTCATCGGTCCGCGCCTCATCGGCGTCGGCGGCCAGGCCAAGGCTGCGAAGATACTTAATGAGGCGGGGGTTCATCGAAAGATTCTCCTGGATTTCGGGGCGGAATTGCCCAACAGTGAACGAATCTGCGCCAAGCTGTCGGCGCCAACGGGCGTTAGTGAAAGTTCGTGGGGGCGCCAGCGAGTCGTGATTCGCAGCGTGCGCTCGCCGGCTTGGTAGGTTTTTCCGCCTACTGAGCCGCGAGAGTTGGGGGCGATGTCGGTGAATTCGAGCGGAACATAGCCGACAGACACCGCGCGAACGTGGCCGTCGCGAACTCGCGCCCAAATCGCCTCGACCTCGTTGTCTCGCTCATTGGCCGGCGCTGCGACGTAGCCGCGGCCATGCCACTTGTCGTCGCGAAGCTGGAATCCGCGAGCCGAGCCGATTACGTCGAGGACGTCGTACATCCGATGATTAGGAAGCAGCGGCATTTGGTCGGGAAACTCCCCGCCGCGGCTGATCAGAATCTCTTCGATGATCTCGTACCGCCGGCGATCGAACACGAGAACACGCTGCTCGGTCGAAACTACTGCTTCGAAGCTACGCTCTTCGACGTTGATGTTCGCCGATCGCAGCTCCAGCTCGCGAGCCACGAGGCCGCGATTCTGCAGGTCTTCCCACAGGGAGGTTTCAGCGGTTGATTGCAAAGCGACGGGCATTGCGATTCTTCTTCGGGACTAACTTTTTCGGCGGAGGCGATTCATCGCCCTCGGCTTTCGACTCGGCTCCATTCCCCATCGGAGTAGGCGGCAGGCCGGCCGCCTCCAGATCGGCCTTGCATCGCTTCCGCGAGGCGACGACCTTTTCCCAGTTCTTGCCGACCATGGCGGAAGCGTCGCTTGCGGCGATGATGCCGAGCTGAACCATCTTCTCGATCGCCGACACGAACTTCTCGATGTTCGCGTGGGCTGGAACATTCCAGGTCCAGGTCAGTTCGTACTTGGCCGGCGGCTGCACACTGCCTCGCAACGTCAGCTCGGCGATGACTCGCTCGACGATCGGGTTCATTGATCGCCGCTCGATGAACTTCTGTACGTTCAGCACGCCGTCGCAGTAGACGGTGCCTTCGTACTGAGCGCTGGAAAAGTTCGCCTCAGCGGCTGTGAGAAACACGACCAGCAGCGGCATGTGGATTGGGCGGCCGAGCTCAGCGCCGCGCTCGCGGCGGAATTCGACGTATTGAGCGCCGGGCTGCGTTGGAGCCAGCGATGCCCACTGCCAGCCCATCGGAGCGACGTTAGCCTGCCCCGGTTCCATCCGAATGCAATCGTCGGTGATCGGCTCCGGATCAGTGATCATCTCCGGGTGAGCTGCTTGCAGCCCAACAGCATGGCCGGCGGCGTTCTTGGCCGCTTCCATCACGTACTTGTCGTACTCGCGGATGTCTGCGGCCGTTTCCAGCACGCTAGTTAGCATGGGGTAGCCGGTCAGTTGCTCCGGTTCGACCGGGATGAAGCAGTGCTGCACCGCGACGGCAGGGATCGTTTCGAATTCCCCGTAGGTCAGCGTGAAGGCGCCGAGTTGGTGCGGCTTGTCGATGTAGAATTCGACCGCGGCGCCGGTCGTCGGATCGAGTCGGACGCCGAAGGCGACGCTCGGATCGCCGGCGTGTTGCGCGGGAGTGACCAGACGCCGCGCATGGATCGTGCGAAAGCCAAGGCTGATGCGTTTCCCCGGCCGCTCGACGTTCGTGTAAACGTTGACGTAGCTGCCGGCCAGCAGCAGACCGTGTACCCAGGTTTTCATCGACTCGACGCCGCCGTATCGGTGCGACGGGTCAGGATCGGCCATGACCGCCTTGAATGCGGCCTCGACGGCGTCATTGAAGGCGTTAGAGTCGCTGGACACTTGCAACGTCGGCCCTTCGGGACCGACAACGTCGTCCTTGAACGTGTTGACGACTCCCTCGAAGAGCGGATTACTGGCGAATTCGAACGCGCACCGCGCCATCAGCACGGGCAGATCAGTCGCAATATCGGTATTGATCGACTCGCCATGCGACTGCGCAAGCGTTTCGCGGTTCAATCGAGTCGGTACGGCGGCCTGAAAGCGGCGAGTCTGACTCGCGGAAATGACTTCCACGCCCACGGCGCCGGCCCGTTCTTGCCTGTCGAGCGACGTGCGCAGCGCCCGCGGCGACTTACGGCCAAAGAAGCGGCGGATGGAAGCGGCGAAACCCATTCAGCAATCACAATCACAGGTTGTTGGTCGGCAATGAGCGATGTTGACTCGCTTTACCTTGCCGTGTCCGGCTGCCCTTGCTATTTGCACATCGATGTCTCTTATGCAATCCGCAAGACTGCCTGGACTAAAGCGAAGCCCGTCCTTTTCCGTCTCTGAAACGGCAGAGGCCGCTTTCCATGCAATACGGTACTGCCGAGCAGCTTCTACTAAGTCTCCGTTTCTCTCGGCGTATAAACCGGCGACATGCGCGGCATTGCCTATCTGAGCGATGCTTTCAGCCATGATCGAATCGTAAAAGAAAAAACCGCCCTTCCAGGCGGCCTGTTTCTAGAAACTAGAATGGCGTCACGACTCCACGCTCTTGAAACTCTGCCCGCACTTATCGCATTTATGCCAGCGATACTTGCCGCTGGTGTTCACCACGCGCGGATTCTTTGCCTTGCACTGCGGATTCGGGCACACGCAACGCACCGTCTGGTACACGACCCCGTTGACCACCTCGCCGGCCACTGGCGGACGCCCAACAGTAAACGTCTTGCGGCAAAAATCGCAGCCGTACTTGGCCCACGGACGCCCGAAGCTCTCCCCGGCGCTCACTAACGACGTGGCATTGCACCCGCAGCCGGGGCAGTCGGGACCGCTCGCTTTGATGAAGCCGGTGCTCATCGTGCCAGCCCCGCATACCAGTTCTCGACGGCCGGCAGTGGCTCGGCTTCCTCTCGAGGAATATCTCGGAGTCGATAGCCGTGAACGTCGCCCATGACGAGAGCCATCTTGAGCGCATCGCCAAGATGATTCTGGCCGTTCACGATCCACTTCTCGACGAGGCCGCCTTTGGTCGGATCCCACTCGCGTTTCAGATGCTCAGCGGTCAGGTGATTCGTCAGTCGGTCGTGCTGCTTCGGGAAGTCCGGGCGGAACAGCGTTAGCGCCCCTTTGCTTCCTCGCTTCGCACGTAATCGGTCTTGCATGTGCAGCAGCCAGTAATCCGCGTTGAAGGTAATCTCGGGGATACCGCGCTTCACGTTCAAGTCGGCGAACCACTCCGTCCCGATCTTCGGACGCTGCATGCTGACTCTGGTTGGATGGTTGTATCCACCAGCTACTTTCCCGGCGCGACGCTTGGAAGCGCCGCGACCACGCAGGCCCTTCCACCGATTGCCCCAGCCTCGGCCGAACGAACGAATCGCCTTGGCTACGTCGTCCGGCATGTGGCCCAGGTCAACGCCAACCCCGTCCGGCAATCGCAGGCCGTCGCTCGATTCGACGGCAAAACCAGCCTCGACGACGGTCTGGTTGAATTCGATCAGCGCATCCACGACGCGAGTGGACGCCTCATCGTCTTTGGTCCGCTTAACATCGAAAGCGCCATAAGCAGGGATGTGCAGGCAGCCGTTAGACCGAAGAGCCAGCGCGACCCACCATGCCGTCCAATCGCCGATATCGACGCCGATCAACAGCTTCACCGTGTCAGCCGGCAGCAGGCCGGCTTGCCATTCGTCTGTGCGCTTCCGCACGGACTGAGCGCTTAACATCTCGTTCTCGGCCAGCTTCGATCTAAACGGAACAGCATGCGCGAATTGGCACAGCTCGCGCTCGGCGTTCTCGCGTTCGACGGTCCCCTCATCGAGCTGGGCGGCTTTCCACTCGTCGACGGCCGTATCGGCGGCGTCCAGAAGCAGATTGTGCCAGCACCACCAATGAAACCAGAGCGTCGACGTCGGCGGCGGATCCCCGTGAACGCGGCCGTTGCGATCCACCGTCTGGCCCCAGTGAACTAGAACGCATTCCGCCATTGACTGCCGCCGTTGCAGGTCGTTGATCGCCTTGCCGCATTTCGGGCAGGCAAAAAACGCCTGATCTTGTACCTGCCACTCGCTTTCGGCATCCTGCCAGCCCAGCAGATGCTCTCTCGTCGGCGCGATATGCCCACCGCAATGTGGGCACGGCGACACAATCCGCGATCTTGTGCTGATGATCGTCTCGTCTTCGTCGTCGCCGCGAAGCGTCCATGGCAGCTCGTGCGGCTCCCCGAGCGTCCCTTCGCCCAGCAATTGCCTCTCGCTCCGTCTGAATGCACGCTGGCGAGCCTTGATCTTCTTGAGGTCGTCGGCCTCGGTCGACGTTTCGCTTCGTCCGCCAAAGCCTTTGAGTTCAGTCACGCAGATCCGAGGCGCCGTGTAGCCGGCTTTGTTCGTGTCTTGCCCGCCTCGGGACATGATTTTGATGTCGACGCCGCTCCCGAGCGTGATACGGTCTCGGATGCGCCCCCCGCGGCTGCCAGGCCCTTCCCGGGGAATCAGCCACGTCAGATCCGGCGAAGCCTTCAGCGTCGGCAGGAAATCCTTGTCCCATTTGTCGGCCGCCATGTCGGCTTCCGGCACGCCGATGAGGGCGTCCTCGCGCAGTTCACACACCGTCCGCAGCGTCGGGATCACGAAGCACGAGAGCGTCTTGCTCGATTGCGACGGCCCCGTAGCGTACACCTCCGGCCACTTGCCGGAGTCCAATTCATGGAAGAGCAAACCAGTAAACGGCTGATTGGCGACTCGAAACGGCTCCCCTTTGAGCGGACCCGTCGCCAAGCGAATGTATTTCTCAGCGAATTCACGATGGCTCAGCGGAATTCTTGGCGCGAGCCGAACCGCGGCCTTTGCGCCCAGAGCGTCCAGTCCCGTGGAGAATGCCTGCACTACCATTGGCCTGCAGCTTTTCGATTCCGCGATTGATACCGTCGAGGATGACCTGGCTGTATTCCGGAGCTCGCTTTGCCACTCGCTCCGCCGCTCCGCGAACTTCGTCCAGGCACGGCGCCAACCGTGACGCGAAAAACTCGTCGACGTCGACGACGGAACCTTCAAACTTGCGAAGCTCCAACTCCGCCTTGCGTGCCTTCGCGTCCTCTAGTCGAGTTCTGGCCGTTGGCTTCTCGTCGACAGAAGCGGCGGCAGCGGGTGCGTCAGCGGCGGCGCGGTAGTCACTGACCCAGCCGGCCAAGTAGACCCAGCGGCCCCGATAGCGTCCGCGCTTCTCGTGATGTTCCCACTTCGCCAGTCGCTTTCGCCACTTGGTGAGGGTGTTGTCGCTGCCGATCCCAAGGGCCGTCTGCAATGCTCCAAGGCGAACCCATTCACCTGAATCCGGTTGAAACGCTGGCCGTTCAATCGTCGCTTCTCCTGCTCACCAGCGGCTTTAAGTGGCGTGTGTAAAAAAGTGGGTTGATCGCCCCGACAGGGCACTGCCCGGGGCGGCGGCGGAAGGACCCAAAATGAGACATAAGGACTTACGTCGCATCGTCATCGCCCTAACTCCTTACGGATCACTCCGCAAACACCTCGACATCGATCACCACGTCGACCGTTGTCCCGCTCTCCATCTGCACCGGCACAGTGATGGTCCGCGACTCGCTCGCGGTTGCCGTGCCCCCTAAATCAAGAAAGAAGCCTGTGTCTCTTGGCCCCTCAGCGTCTGCGGTGATACTGCCGCCGGATACTGTCGGCGTGCCTACTGTGTCCACGTTGTCGTCTGGCCCGAATAGCGGGGCCATGTCGATGTAGGGGTACACGTTGGAGACGGCGCCAGGCGTGAGCCTGACAGGTCGTGTAACCTTGTGCGTACCGTCGGCCCGGCGGCTGACTTGGTAGGAGAACGCAGGAGAGGGCTTGCGGTTGATACGCGGCTGGCCGCTGCTTACGTGGGCCAAGCCGGTCAGTTCCTCCCCCGTCGCCAGCGTGCCGCTGCCCGGCAGCCGGGGGGAGAGGGCGTCGGTCACGGCCCCCACGGCGTCCATCTTCGCCGCCGTGGCCGCCAAACCGGTATCTTCGTCCAAAACCGAATCGTTGATGCCGCTCACGACCAACGTGAGGTTGGCGAGCGACGACGGCGTTGTTCTGGTGCTCACCGCCGCGTCGAGCCGCGCCAGTTCGACGGCCAACTCCTCGCGCACGGCCTGAGCGATTGCCGCCGCGCCGGGGTTGTCGGCGTCCGACACTGATTCGGTTATCGTGTGCGCAAAGCTGCTGCTCACGCCCGTCCAGACTTCGCCGCTGTTGAGCAGCGCGCGGTAGCTGACGCAATTGACGCTGCTGCCGTCGATCTCTAGCAGTTGGCACATGCCGTAGCCGCCGTCGGTCACGCTCTGCGAGTTGCAGTAGATCGCCAGGACGTTGTTGCCGTAGCGACCGAAGAGCAGGTTGTACGCCGTCTTGTGCGTCGTGATCTCCGTGATGTCGTGGCCGTTGGAGATGATCGCCAGGTTGGGAATCTGCGCGAGGTGCGTATACCACCAGCCGCTGCCCAGCGGGGCCGTCGAGCGGCCGTTGGTCGGGTACTGGCCGTCGGGGTCGGGCGATTCGCTCCCGCCAGGCACGTTATAGTTGTTTGGCATATAGCGATCGGCGACGTTGTAATCGCCGTAGCCGTTGCCGGTCCCGGCGAACGTCGCATCGTAGGCCGCGCGACCGCTGCCGACGCCGCCGCGAGAATTGAGGAAAACGTGCGTCTGCAACCAGACCTTGCGCGTGGGATGCTCGGCGGCCTTAGCTACGGCCCAATCGAGTTGTGCCGTCGACGGCGCCCACGGCAGGCAGATCAGCAGCCAGCCGTCCATGATCGTCGCTGAATACGTGTAGTAATCCGAATCGTAAGTCGCGCCGCTGGTCAGCATCGCCTCGTCGAACGTCGCCTGCCCGCTGAACAGCGACTGAGGCAGGCCGTTGGTGCTCATCATGTAGCCTTCGGGCGGGTCGAGTTGCCGCGAGGCGTTAGTGTCGTGGTTTCCGGTCGAGCCGTAGACCCAGATGCCGGCGGCCAGAACAAGATCAACCGCCGCGCGGGCGGCGATGTACTGCGCCTCTTCGTCCATGTCGTCGCACCAATCGCCGGGGCAGACCCAGCCGATGATGTTCAGCGCGGCCTTGTGCGCGATGAGCCAATCGGCCCAATCGTCGTACATCTGGCCTGCGTCGCCGAGCGGCAACTCGCCGTAGTATTGCGGATCGCCGCTGTTGACGATGGTGGGCGAACGTCCGTAATCGAGGAACGAAACGAAATGCCGCACTGGCGAAACGGACGACGGCACGCCGGCCGTGGCGTTGACGCGATCGGCGTAGGTCGTGCTCTCGGCCAGATCGGGGCAGAAGTAGAGCGTCGAGGCGCTGTCGGCCAGGGCGACGTGCGGCAACTTGGTTTGCAGGTCGGTAATCTCTTGCGTCGTCGGTTCGCCGCTGTGGCAGAGAAACAAGCCTTCGAGCCAGCCGTCGAGCGGTTTGTCGCTAGCCCGGCCGCCGACGCGAATGACCGTCCCGTCCAGGTCCAGCCCGCCGCCCACGTCGACGTAGGTTCCCGTCGAGGCGGTCCCGACTTCGACGCCATCCTTCCACAGCCGCACGTCTGCCGTGTCGGCGCCAGTGTTTAACACGACGGAGAAAATGAAGTGGTGCCATTCGTCGGCGGTGACGTCGCCTTCGTCGCCGGTGAACTTCGTCACTGCCGCGTTGGAGGCGTCGCGAACATAGACGCACATCGAGCGGTCGATGCCGCCGCCGGCTACCTCGTCCCAGAAGAATTGGACCGACTTAAAGTCGGCGGCGTTGCGGATCGTGAGAATCGACTGGTCCGCGCGGCCATCGGTCACGTCGGTAAACTTGACCCAGAAGCCGCCCCAGAGCTTCGTCTTGCCGGCAAGCGCCGTTTGCAGCCCGGCGTAATCGAGGCGATTGTTGTTCGTGTTGGCGTGTTTGGTGGCCATCGTTTATTCCCGCTCCCCGACTAGCGTGGTTTCTAAGTTTTCCAGCACCGCCCCGTCCTGCCGGTAGCAGTCCCGCACCGTCACGTTGAGGCTGCCGCGAGAGCCGGCGACGTCGAACAGTTCGAGCGCCTTATCTACGTCCCAACAGGCGCAATTCTCAATCAGCACCCGCGGCGATTCTCGCGACTCGTTCCAGTGGAACATGCCCGCTTGCAGGTGCTCGGCGTCGCGCACCGTAACCGACGTGCGGCCGGCAATGACGAACGCCGGCTGCGAGTAGTTCTTGTATGAGATCTTCACGCCGCTGAAGTAAACGGCCGCGTACAGTCGCGAGCCGGGCTCGACGTCGAGCAGCTTCGTGTTTTCGCTCTGGTTGTCCAGGTAGACGCTGCGGAACTCGTAGCGCGCGTTGTTGTGACCGATGCCTTGCTGGTTGTCGAGCTTGAGGATCGTGCAGGGCGTCGGCGAAAAGAAGCCGTCGACCAGCAGCTTGCCGCCGCCGTTGACCAGGAACGCCAGCGGCGTGCGGTAGACCTTCAGCGCGTGGAACTGATGCCCCATCGACTGGAGGTTGACCATGTGAATCGCCGCGTCGCAGTCCATGATCGAGAGCGACCGGGCGACCGTTTCGTCGCAGTTGCCGTCGCCGGGGACGCGCCCGAACTGAAGGCCCGTGCGGAAGCTGCACAGGTGGACGTTATCAATTCGCATCCGCCCGATGGCCAGCCCGCCGACTTTGCGGTCGACGTGGATGCCGACGCTGCACCGCTCTTTCGGGTCTGCTCCGTAGGCGGCGCCGGCCAGGGTAATATCGCGGACGATCGCGTCCTGCCCAGTGACGGCCAGCAACGGGCCTTGAGCGGGCTGGCCCGTCCAGACTAAGCGGGTCGCGTCGGCGTACCAGTGATCGGCGACCAGCGGGCCGGACGCCTGACCGACCAGGCGAAAGCCGATGGTCCGCCCCGTGTCGATCGACTCGGCGATGCAGTGCGCGCCCGAAGGGTAGTCCGCGGCAAACGCGAACGCTCCGCTGGCGTACCAGCAGGCGAGGGCGAACAGGAAAGCGACGCGGATTGGCTTCATCGGTTCCACCACCATTCGAGTATCTTGGGCACCGCCCATTGAATCGCCGCCAGCAGCGCCGCGATCCCGATGACCGCGATAATGCTGCCGTACTTCGGATCGTCTCGCATCGAGCCGTACACCACGTCGATGACTTCCTCGCACGGTCGCGCGCCGGTGCGCACGGCGCCCAGGCTCAGCCGGCGAATCTCCCGCATGACCTGCCGCCGCTCAAACGGTCCTAAGCGGCAGAACTTCGCTAGCTCGCCGTCGTCGTGGGCGATCTCGACCAGTCCCTTGAGGATGGCGTCGAGCGGTTCGTCGTTGGCGTCGATCAACTTCCCAGCCCCTTGTCGCAGTTCCGTGCCTCAAGTTCAGCTACGCGGGCTTTGAGGTTGCCGATGACGATTTCGTCTTCGTCGTGTCGCCGATTGCTTTCGGCCAGTTCGCGTCGCAGGTCGGAGTTTTCCGTCCGCAGCGCGATGACTTCGGCGCGGGTCGTCACCGCCTCGGATTGCATCTTGTCGAGCTGCGTCTGCATGGCGTCGATGCGGCGTTCCTGCCGTGCAATCTGCGCCTCCAGCGCGGCGTTGATCGACTCCAAGGCGTTGTTGATGGCGATAAAATCTTTGCGCGATTCGCTGTTGCTCCCGATGAGCGTCGAAAATCCGCCGGCAATGATCGCCCAGATCGCGGAGAAAAAGCCCATCGGCGGCTCCTCTGGTCAGCTAGTCACAAAAACCCGGCGTGCCGGTGAAATGTCCAAAGCCCGACACGCCGGGCCAGGCGGTGTTACCGACAGCCGGCGCAGCCGCGACCGAACAGCGGGAAAATCCGCCCGTCCGCCCGTCTGGCTTGACGCCGCTCATGCCGCCGCTCGACGCCGCGGGCGACGATGCGAAACGGAACCGAGGCGACTCGCAGCACGCCGCGGCCAGGGAACCAGCGACCGTCTCGCCGCAGGATGCTCCGCTCGCCGCCGTTGCTGTAGTACGTCGTGGTCGTCGTCGTCGTCGCGGCCGCGCCGCAACTACAGTCGGCGCAGTTACAGTCGCAGCTCGTTTGGTACGTCGTCACGCCGGGCGGCAGAACTTCGTAGGTCGCGGACTGACTGACGCCGCAGTCGCCGCCGGGGCATTGGGCCGCCGCCGGACGGGCGAACGCGAACAGCGCCAGGGCGGCGAGGGCAAGGATGATGCGATTCATTTCGATTTCTC